AAAGATAGAAAAAAGACAGGTGGTCGTAAGGCTGGAGTGCCTAATAAGGTCACTCAAGAGGCTAGAGAGGCCGTTAAAGCATTACTTGATGCTAACCTACCATTCTTACAGACATGGCTTCAAACGACTGCTGATGGCGTCTTTGACGACACAACAGGAAAATACATTGTTCTGCCTAATCCTGGCAAAGCCTGTGACATAGTTCAAAACCTAGTTGAATACTCTGTGCCTAAACTTGCAAGGACTGAAGTTGTAGGTGATGAGAAAGCCCCGCAAAGGATGGTTATCTCTTGGAAGAAGTAATCAATATTGAACTAGATTACAAACCTAGGGATGTATTTATAGATTTCCACGATAGAGAACAACGCTGGGCTGTCATTGTTGCCCATAGACGCTGTGGCAAGACTGTTAGCTGTATTAATGACATCATCTACAAAGCATTAACAGAGAATAAAGAAAACGCTATTTATGCGTATATAGCACCGTACTATAGCCAGGCTAAGACTATTGCTTGGGACTACTTAATGCGCTTTACTGAACCAGTAAGGACAAAACATAATATTGCAGAACTTTGGGTTGAGTTAATCAATGGCGCAAAGATTAGGCTATTTGGCGCAGATAACCCAGATAATTTGCGTGGCTTGGGATTGTGCGGAGTAGTGCTTGACGAATATGCTGATATGAAGCCTTCTACATGGGGTGCTGTTATTCGCCCTTTGTTAGCTGACCGCCAAGGATGGGCTGTATTTATTGGTACACCCAAGGGCCATAACCAATTTTGGGATATATATAATCAAGCTGGCAAAGACGATGGTTGGTATTGCAGAACATTTAGGGCTAGTCAAACTGGCCTACTTGCACAGTCAGAACTAGAAGATGCTGCTAAGTCTATGACTCAAGACCAATACCTACAAGAGTTTGAATGTGACTTTGAAAGTGCCATTATTGGTTCGTTTTACGGTAAAGAAATGCGTTCTTTGACTGATTCAGACCGCATAACTCCAATAGAGTATGACCCACTATTCCCATTAGAAAGTGCCTGGGACTTAGGTTATTCAGACGATACAACTATTTGGACATTCCAAGTGGTGCATGGTGAGGTTAGATTTCTTGATTACCAAACAAGTAATGGCAACAGTATTCCCTACTACACAGGGTACATACAACAGAAAGAAAAAGAGTACAACTGCAAATATGACACACATTGGCTACCTCATGACGCTAGGGCAAAAACACTAGCAAGTGGAGGAAAGTCAATAATTGAACAACTTTCTTTGAAAATTCCGTTAAAATCTATGAAGATTGTGCCAAATTTGTCACTTCAAGACGGAATTCAAGCAAGTCGTATGTTGTTATTGCGTAGCTGGTTTGACCCTAAGTGCGAAGAAGGTATTGAATGTTTAAGACAGTATCAGCGTGAGTATGACGAGGATAAGAAGATATTTAGAGATAAACCTAGACACGATTGGGCTTCACATGGCGCAGACGCATTTAGGATGGCAGCAGTAGCTTGGAAAGAACAGGCAAGACTTCCCCATAAAGATGACTTGATTACTGGGGTTTTTGTTGGACAAACAGATGTTTCGTTGAATGACTTATGGAAAAGTAATCCAAAGCCAACAACAGGGAGAATTTGATGGCGAATGACAAGGCAACGGTAAACCGTACATACGAAGATTGGTATAACTGCATCTTAGGGTATGAAAGGTCTTACAAGAAATGGGAGTCAAGGGCTGACCGCATTGTTAAGAAATACAAAGACGATAGCCGTTATGACCGTAACCCTAATGCCAGGTTCAATATCCTTTGGTCAAATGTCCAAACAATTCAACCAGCTATCTTTGCTAGATTGCCACGCCCAGATGTAAGCCGTAGATTTAGAGATAACGACCCTATTGGGCGTGTAGCGTCAATGATGCTTGAAAGGGCGCTAGAGTTTGAGATTGAACATTATGGTGACTACAAGTCAGCAATGAATAACGCTGTGCTAGACCGCTTATTGGGTGGGCGTGGTGTTAGCTGGGTTCGTTATGAACCACATATTGTTGGTGAAATGGGTGGCATGGCTGATGGTGCGCCTGATGATGGTTACCAAGTTACCGAAGATACTGATGAAGCTGAAACTCCAGAAGGTATGGAGAATGAGAACCAAGAACGCATTGAGTATGAGTGCGCCCCAGTAGACTATGTGCATTGGAAAGACTTTGGACATACTGTAGCTAGAACTTGGGAAGAAGTAACTTCTGTATGGCGTAAAGTTTATATGACACGCCCAGCATTGGTTGAACGCTTTGGCGAAGATTTAGGTTACAAAATCCCATTGGATACCAAACCTGATGATTTAAAGCAATCTTATAAGTCTAATGATGGTGTATACGAAGCTGTTATCTATGAAATCTGGGATAAAGAAACAGGCAAGGTATATTGGCTATCTAAATCATTAGGCAAAATCCTTGATGAACGGGATGACCCATTAGAGTTAGAGAACTTTTGGCCTTGTCCAAAGCCTTTGTACTCTACATTGACTACAGACAGCCTTGAACCAATCCCTGATTTTACTATCTACCAAGACCAAGCAAGAGAATTAGACACATTGGCAGACCGTATTGATGGCCTTATTAACGCATTGAAAGTGCGTGGTGTATATGACGCATCATCTTCTGAACTACAGCGCTTATTCTCTGAAGGCGAAAACAATACCTTGATTCCAGTACACAACTGGATGGCATTTGCTGAAAAACAAGGTATGAAAGGCGCTATTGACCTAGTTGACATAACCCCATTTGCTAACGCATTAATGTCTTGCTATCAAGCAATGGAACAAGTTAAGGGTCAAATCTATGAATTAATGGGTATTGCCGATATTCAGCGTGGTCAAACAGACCCTAATGAAACATTGGGCGCACAAATCATTAAGTCAAACAACGCTGCTGGTCGCCTAAAGACTATGCAACACTCAGTTGTAGACTTTGCTACTGATATTTTGCGTATTAAAGCCCAGATTATTTGCAATCACTTTACTGATGAAACATTAATTCAGATTAGTGGTGCAATGCAACTGTCAGATATTGACAAGCAGATGATTCCACAGGCTATTGCCCTGTTGCGTGATGAAGCAGCTAAGAATTTCCGCATAGAAGTCACTTCTGACTCAATGATTTACCAAGATGAACAGCAAGAAAAGGCAGATAGAACTGCTTTCCTAGCTGCTATTGGTCAATTTACACAGATGGCTATGCCAGCAGCACAACAAGCGCCTGAATTAGTGCCTATGCTGATGGAAATGCTAAAGTTTGGCGTAACAGCATTTAAAGCTGGTAAGCAACTTGAAGGAATTATTGACGAAACTGCTGATAAATTCCGTGACCAAGCAAGACAGTCTGAAGGTCAACCTAAACAGATTCCTATTGAAATTCAAAAAGTACAAATGGAACAGCAAGCTGAAATGCAGAAGCTACAAATGCAGTCACAGCTTGAACAGCAGAAGATGGCTTCCACAATGGAGTTAGAAAAAGCTAAACAAGAGTACCAGGCGCAAGAAAACCAGCTTAAATTCCAACTTGAAGAACAGCGCAATCGTGCCCAAATTGAGTCAGAAATGCAGTTAGAACAAATGAAGATGGATTCCGCAAATAACAAGGAATTGCTGCTTGCTTACCTCAATAATGCGGCTAAAATAGAAACTACCCGCATTTCTTCTGGCTTGGATAATGGCGAAATAGCCTACCAAGACAATGTACAAATGGCAAATATTTTGCAAGATGCGTTAGGATATTCAAATATGAAAAACCACCCATTACAACCAGCAATCGAGAATATGCAAATGTCTAACCAACAACTAGCCCAAATGCTAGCTATGTTGATAGAGAAAATGCAGCAACCAAGAACAGTTGTTCGTGGCGCTGATGGCAAAATCATTGGGGTTCAATAATGGCTATAACAGTCAAACACAGTAAAGTCAGCACAATTCCTGATGATGGAGATTCATCATTAGTACGCCCTAGTGATTGGAACGCAGACCATACTTTAGTTGGAACTGTACCAGTAGCTAATGGTGGTACAGGTGCAGCCACCTTAACTGGTTATGTAAAGGGCAATGGCACAAGCACAATGACTGCTGCTGCTACTATTCCTAGCACCGATGTTACTGGTCTAGGCACAATGTCCACGCAGAATAGTAATAACATATCTGTTACTGGTGGTGCAATGTCTGGCGTTACGATTAGTGACTACATTCCTACCACGCAAAAGGCTGCTGCATTAGGTGTAGCTACACTCGATTCATCTACTAAAGTGCCTATTAGTCAGATTCCTGATGCAGTTATTGGTGCTTTAAGCTATCAAGGAACATGGAATGCAAGTACTAATACTCCTACTCTTACTTCCTCTGTTGGTACTAAGGGTTATTATTATGTGGTTAGTGTGGCTGGTAGCACTAACCTTAACGGCATTACTGATTGGAAAATTGGCGATTGGGCAGTATATAACGGCACAGCTTGGCAAAAGATAGATAATACTGATTCTGTTACTTCAGTAAACGGATTTACAGGCGCAGTCGTATTAACCAATACAGACATTAGCGGCTTTGGCACAATGTCTACGCAAAACGCCAATGCAGTAGCAGTCACAGGTGGCACAATTAATGGTACAACCATTGGTGCTACTACTGCTACAACAGGCGCATTTACTACAGCAACAGCTTCTACAAGCCTTACAACTCCAGCAGTTCAAGCTACAAACTCTGGTGGTTTGTCACTTAAAAAC